AGTTGAAATGGAAGAAGCTGGTACAGCTGATGATTTCACTGGCGCAGACGATTTTGAAGCTGACTAAGATTAGTTATGGGGGATTAAGTTCCCCCATATACTTTTTTAAATAGGATTAAAGAATGTCAAAATATCTTAACGTAGCAGGAACGCCGGGCGCACTCAATAGCGGAAACTATACAGTATCCGTTCAATCAGGTGGCTATATAAAACTGAACACTGGTGTTGCAGCAGGAACAGTTTTTGTTACCGGTGATTTAGTAGTTGAAGGCAACTTTACAAGACTAGAAACTACTGATACTGTTATTACAGATAGAGTTATTACACTTAACCAGGGTGATGACGGATCAAACGGAATTCAAGGAACTGAGAAATTTTCTGGATTAGAAATTAATCGAGGAAGTATTGCTAATGTATATTTTGGATATGATGAAGATATAAGCGGATTTATAATTTATGATCAAGATAGCAATTTACAAAAACTTAGAACAAGCGGATTAGACACCGGCGGAGCATCTCTATTACTAACTCCAGGAAATCCATCAACGGGTACAGGAGCAGCACCTACAGTTTCTGTTCAAAACGTAGTTAACTATGAATACGGTACATTTGAATATGATATTAGTGGCAACATTAACGGAGCATTAAGAAATCCAGATGCACTAACTAATGTACAAGGTGTAGCAGATTATGTTGCATATAACTTTGCTAATGTTTTCTTAAGTCAAATTGGCGACGGATCGTTATCAGTTACTAGTATTACTATTGAAGACGAAGAAACAACAAGTAATCCAAGTGTAATAAAATTCGCAATAGATAATAATACAGTTTCGCAATTGTATGCTGACCGTTGGGAATTTGATCAAATAAGAGTTGCAGGAACTACTATTGAAACACTAGCAAGTGATGCTGATTTAGTTCTTAGGGCACCAGGTGTTGGCGGAGTTAAGATTGAAGATTCATTAGTACTAACAAGTGTTCCAGGTGTAGATGATATATCACCTGAAAATTTAGAACCGTTATATACTAGTGAAGGTATTAAATTATATGCTTCAGATCAATCTAACGGAAAAACAGGGTTGTTTTTTGTAAACAAAGAACAAACACGAGATGAATTAATAAGTAAAAATAGATCACTGCTATTCAGCATGTTATTTTAAGGAAACAAAATGGCAATTAAAAACGCACAATTAAGACAAACATACGTAGACATATTAGACCCAGACGGAGACAATCCTGGTGCGTATGCAGGTGGAGTGCCACAGAATAAAACATATGCTATTACAAATATTTTAGTTTGTAATAACGGCTCAACAACTGCCCAATTCGATATACACATTGTACCACAAGGTGACGCAACAGACAACTTTGTAACTAGAGTTATTAATAACTTAGAATTACCAGCTGGTGAAACATTTACATTTGATAATGAAAAAATTGTTCTTGACGAAGGCGACAAAATTAGATTTCAATCTGAACCAGAATATGTAGGACCGTCTATTAGTGCTGGTAGTTTTGTAGCTGGAAAAGAATATACGATTGTTTCTGCTGGGACTACAGATTTTACAACACTGGGTGCAGCTGATAATAATCCTAATACAATTTTTATAGCAACTGGCGCAGGTGCAGGATCGGGCACAGCACGGTTGTCAAGATACACAGTATTATCAGCAACTGTAAGCTATTTGGAAGTATAATGAGATTAATAAAGCGCCAGACTACTAACCTAAGAAGTATTGCCGGAAAAGGTGTACAGTACGACATTGATGATCAAGTAATTGTTGATAGCGAACGTGCATTATTAGTACCTAAAGGCGCAACATCTGAACGTCCAAGCGAATCGGGTATTGCAACAGCACAGACTGAAGGACAACTTAGATATAACACATCAACCGAACAATTTGAAGCATATCAAAATGGATCTTGGAGAAATATAAGATTTAAAGAACCTAATAGAGATCCAGGGATTGTTCAACAAACACTAACAGGTGCCGATGCAACTAATATTATATTTGGCAAATTAGCAAACAATACTTTATTTGCGCCTTCTCAAGAAAAGCACATTTTAGTATTTGTTGAAAACGTTTTTCAAATAGCAACAACTAACTATACTATAATACAAAATCCTCCAGCAAGTGACTTAGGTGGAGAAATTGATGTAACAACAGCAACACAGGGCACAGAGTATAAAATAACAACTGTTGGAACTACAGATTTTACGTTGCTAGGCGCAGCTTCTAATGCCGTAGATACAGTATTCAGCATGAATAATGTCGCACCTACAGGAACCGGGCAAGTAAGAGCAACAGGACACTATCTAAGATTTACATCCCCGCCACCTTTTGGAAAAGACATTACAGTATTACATAACTTTGACAAATAAATACATTAGTCAAAGAGGGAAAATAAAATGTCGCAAGTAGGTAGAATTGGTGGTGGCGTACTTAAAAGTAATCTTGAACGTCAAGGTATTGATCTTGCATTTGAAAACGATTTACTTTATCTAGACGTTAATAATGATCGAATTGGTATTAATACTACATCGATGGCAAGTCCTGATGTACTTACTACAATTTCTCCAATTAGAACAACTAATGCAATAACAACTGGTACATTTAACTTAGGTAGTTTTGAATTGCAAGGTAATGCAATAACTCAGTTAGTTGAAAATACTATTAACTTAAATTCAACAGGTGATATCTTTGCAACAGGAATTGAAACTGAAAATTTAAAATTTGATGCCAATGAACTTTCGTCAACCACAGACAATACTAATATAGAACTAAGACCAAACGGAACAGGAACTATTGAAATCCAAAGCTCTTGGAATTCGACCGGTAGTATACATTCAACTGGTAATATAACATTTGCAGGCGATCTAACTTTAGGTGACGACAATAACGATAATGTTACGTTTGCTGCTGATGTTAATAGCGACATCTTACCAAACTCTTCAAATGCAAATGCGTTAGGATCGCAGACAAAACGATGGAATGCAATTTACAGTAACTTATTAAACGGTACGTCAACATTTGTAGATAATGTGATTGTAGAAAGTACAGCTCTGTCAAGGCGCCAAGGCAACATATTTTATGTAAGCACACTTGGTAGTAATACTAATGTCGGTGATCATCAACACGGAGCATTCCGTACATTGTCACATGCTCTTAGTGTAGTTGATGCAAGTACACAAGGTCCAGTAACTATTCATGTTTATCCGGGAGAATACGAAGAAATATTTCCTTTAGTTGTTCCTGAAAGAGTTACTATATCAGGCGAAGATATTAGAAACTGTATTATTAAACCTACAGCTGGAACAAATACAAACAATGCATTTGAAATGAATCAAAATGTTACAATTGAAAATCTTACAATTAAAGATTTTTATAGCCCAGGACATGCGTTTACTTTTGCTGCTAATACAATAATTACAGACCGCTCTCCGTATATTAGAAACATAACAGTTATTACAAAAGGTAGTGTTGTAAGTGCCAATGACCCAAGAGGTTTTGATCAAGGCGATGCAGGCAAAGGTGCTTTAATTGATGGAGCATCAACAGGGTCTAGTACTAGAGAAGCTAGTATGCTTTTCCATTCAGCTACATTCATTACCCCTGGCGTAGATTGTATTACAATGACAAATGGCGTTAGAGTAGAATGGCTAAACAGCTTTACATACTTTGCTAATAGAGGATTGTATGCAACAAACGGAACTGCTGGTAAAGCTAACGACGGCACAACATTTGGTGCAGAAATAAGATCAATAGGCTCGGCAAATGTGTATGGCACTAAAGGTGCAGAAGCAGATGGCGCAAATACACTAATGTATCTAATAGGACATAATTTTGCTTATATTGGCGTAGGAAAAGATGTATCAAATGATAGAACACTTACTGTTACAGCAAACGAAGTTACTGAATTAAATTCTGGAAATATATATTACACAACAACTGATGCAGACGGTACATTTAAAGTTGGAGACAACTTCTTTGTAGATTTTGAAACTGGTTCAACAAGCATTGATGCTAGTACAATTGACTTTAGTGGTATTGGTTCTATAACAGTGCGCAACGGTCTTGAAAGATCATTTATTGATGGATCAAAAGTTGATGTAGGCAATATTAGAATTAACGGAAATACAATAACTACTATTGATGGAGATTTAACACTATCTCCGGTTACTGGATTATTTAATACAGATAATAATGTTTCTTTAATTCTAAGTAATGGTACAGATATACAAAGAAATAACTTACAAGCTGATATTAGATATAATACAGATTCAAATTTATACGAAGGTTATTCTTCAGGTAATTTAAGTTTAGGTGGTATATATTCAAGCGATAGGCAAGAAAGTATAGATACACACGATACTAATAATACTATAATTCTCAGAGCTGCTGGCGCACAAGTAGGCTCCATTGACAGTAATAGTACTAATTTACACGGACTATCAACTGGCGATATATTGTTTGACAATAATTTAGTAACGACAACACTTTCACAGTCAGATCTAGAACTTAAAAGAACTACAGCTACAAATGTAGTAGATGTATATGACTTTGATTTAAAAAATAGTACATTTTACAATACATCGGCTAATAATTTAACACTGTCTACAACTAATAATGGTTATGTAAAATTTGGCGGTTCGACTGGCTTAGTTATTCCGGTCGGAACAGAAGCACAACAAAACCCATCTCCAATCGAAGGCGAGACTAGATACAACACAGACCAAGAATATCTCGAAACTTGGAACGGCGAAGAATGGCAGCGTTCAGCTGGTGAAGGCGCTGAAGTTACTGACGTAGTGCTTAAAGAATTAGTCGATATTTACGCCATAGTACTTGGTTAATCCCAAAAAACGATAAATAATATTAATGCAGAGTATGACCAATACCTGCAGGGTCAGACTGTGGTTAGCCAGCAAAGAACCTAAGGGGTGAAAATTCGGCTAGAGGGACAGGATCCCCGTACTGAGGAGAAGAGATGGCTATTGGTCGAATAAGTGGTCCGCTCTTAAAAGCAAACCTGCTTCGTGAGGGAGTGGATCTAGCTTTTGAGAATGACTTACTATATCTAGATGTTACAAACAGTCGCATCGGCATAAACAATGCAAGTCCCCAGTATGACCTAGATGTAACCGGAACTACAAGAACAACTAATTTAGAAGTACCAGGCGATGGTGCTTTCGGTGATGTTAGAATCTCTGGCAACACTGTATCTTCTGTAACAAATAGACTTCAACTTGGCGCAAATACAAATACTGTATATCAACAAAAATTAGTTATTGATGACTTCGATATCGAAAACAATGTTATCAGTACAAACTCTGAAAATACCAATTTACAAATAAATCCAAACGGCACCGGAACTGTTGAAATATACGGTGATACAAATGTCTATGGTAATATTACTGCAACTGGAAACATTACAGCAGACGGTAGTATTACAATCGGAGACGCAGATACTGACAATGTCACTTTTAATGCAGAAATTAATTCAGATATTATTCCTGACGCAACAGACACATATCAGTTAGGTAGTGATCCAGCACAAGGCGGTACGCAGTGGCAAGACACATGGACTAATAATTTTTATGCTGGCACTGTAACTACTACTAACATTCTTGCAGACGGAATTAACTTAGCACTTCGCCAAGGTAATACATTATATGTTGCAGAAAATGGCGACGACACTTATACAGGCGATCATCCTAATGACCCCTATGCAACAATTAAACATGCACTAAGTCAAGCAACAGCAGGCGATACTATTCACATCTATCCAGGTGTATATACAGAATTATTTCCAATGACTATACCAGCCGGTGTAACGCTAAAAGGACACAGTCTTCGTAGCGTAAATATTGTACCGCATGTTAGTTCTATTAACAACACAGCATTTTTGCTCAACGGTGAATCTACAATCGAAGATGTTACAATTAAAGACTTCTTTGCTCCAGGGTATGCTTTTGAGTTTGCAAACAACTTTACAGTAACATCAAGATCACCATATGTTAGAAATGTAAGTGTAATTACATCAGGTAGTGTTACACCAGCAGACGACCCAAGAGGCTTTGCTCAAGGTGATGCTGGCGGTGGTGCAAAACTTGACGGCAGTATAGCAAATTCAGCATCAAGAGAAGCTGGCTGTTTATTTCATAGTGTAACTTTTATTACGCCTGGAGTAGATGCATTAACTGTTACTAACGGTGTTAGAGTAGAATGGTTAAACTGTTTTACATACTTTGCAAACAGAGGCTTATATGCACTTAACGGTGCTACAGGATTAAAAGCAGCAGGAAAAACTTCAGTAAGAGTTAGTGATGTTACAGGAACATTTAGTGCTGCGGAAACATTTACTTACTACGATACTGACGGTGTTACAGTTCTTGCAACAGGAACAATTGATAGTGTTGATTCAGACGGTAAATTTTATATACCAGGCAACTTAACAGGTTTAGAAACTGCTGCCGAGCGCGGCGGCAAATCTACTACAGCATATGCTGATGCTCAGTTAAGTACAACACAGAAGAAATTTGGACAAACAAGTTTATTACTTGACGGCACTGGCGACTACGTTGGAATAACATCACAAGATGACTTTGGCTTTGGTACTGACGAATTAGAAATAAGTTTTTGGATTTACCATACTAATCCAGGTACTGTCCAAACTATTGTTGACTTTAGAGCAGGTTCAGCAGTTGATTTAGCACCCATGATATACATTGATGCATCTAATCAACTATTTTATTATACAAATAGCGGAAATCAAATCGCTGGAGCAACAATAAGCGCAAATACTTGGACACACATAGCACTGGCAAAATCAGGAACAAGTACAAAATTATTTGTTAACGGAACACAATCGGGTGCAACATATACTGACAATCATGATTACGGCACAGCTAAACCATTAGTAATTGGATCTATTTTTGACGGCTCAGCAGATTATTTTAACGGTTATATTGACGAATTAAGAGTTTCAAAAGGTGTAGCTAGATATACTAGTAATTTTGTTGCTCCAACATCGGAAGAAACAAGTGATACAGATACATCATTGTTATTACACTTTAATGGAACTAATGCAGCAACAGTATTTCCAGATGACACTTTAAATTCACAAGACATAAGATTTAGCGGCGGAGCCACAGCTAACTATATAACATTAGCAGATACTACAGACTTTGGCGCAGAACTGCGTTCTATTGCAAGTGCATGTGTATATGGAAACTACGGAGTAGTAGGCGACGGCAAAGGCGTATTAATGTACCTAGTAAGTCAAAACTTAGCGTACATTGGCACAGGTAAATTAACTGACAACGACGAGACAAATGTAATACAAGCAAATGAAGTTAATGAATTAAACGGAGCAAAAGTAAGATATAGCTCAGTTGATCACAAAGGTGATTTTAGAGTTGGTGATTTATTCCATATTGATCAATCAACAGGTACTGTAGATTTTACTACATCAGACTTTAATATTGACACTACTGGTGGCATAACTATTAATACTGGTGGCAACGTTACTACAATTACTGGTGACAAAATTGAAACAGGAAATTTAAGATTAAGTGGTAATACAATTGAAAGTTTGTCAGGCGATATTAATTTAGATTCAGACAGCGGCACAGTTAGAATTAGTTCGTCAAGTGCGTTACAACTTCCAAAAGGAAACACAGCAAGTCGTCCAGCTCCTGCAACAGGTATGATTCGTTATAATACCGAAACAAACTTGTATGAAGGGTATGACGGCAACTGGATTGCGCTCAATGGCGTTTATGATTTAGACTTAGATACACGTATTACAGCAGAATTAACACCCGGTGCTAATGATGGTGTAATTAGATTTTATATACAAGATACTATAGTAACTACAATTGATGCAGATAAACTAGAAACACCTAGAATTGAAGTAGACGATATTGTGATTGATGGCAATACTATCGAAGCAACTACGATAAATACTGATTTAGTACTGTCGTCAAACGGAACAGGTGCTGTAGTTATAGACGATCTTGCATTTAAAGATTCGACTATTACCAATAGAGCGGTAGATGCGGTTACATTATTTGAACAAAGTGGCGCTGGATATTTTAAAATTGACGGTACTGGCGGATTTATTGTACCAGTTGGAACAAACGTACAGCGTCCAGCTTCTGCAAATAGAGAAACCGGAATGGTACGGTACAATACAGAACAAAGGTATTTAGAAATATGGGACGGATTTAGTTGGGTTTCTGTAGCAGGTGCAACTGGTTCAATTAGTGTAACAGCAGCAGAAGATTTAGCAATTGAATACGCAATAACATTAGGATAAAAAGATGGCAACACAATTTAAAAATAAAGTAGTAAAGGAAGTTGGTACAGTTCCAATACTTGCAATGGAAACTGATGCAGCTACAAGATCAACTATTGTTGGATTAAGTCTAGCAAATTTAACTGAAGGCGTTGTTACTGCAAGTGTTTTAGTTCACGACGATACTAGTGTTGAAGGATACTTTATGAAAGATGTTATGGTTCCGCCAAACACAAGTTTAAGAGCACTAAGTGCAGGAGAAAAGTTAATACTTGCTCCGTCAAATCAGTTATATCTAGTAGCAAACACTATTGAGTCTCTCGATGCTGTTATTAGTTACGTAGATATTGTATAAGGGGTAATGATATGTCGTATATGGGACAAAATGCAGATCAAATTTTATCAGCAGTAAGAAATAGATATTTTTATGGATTACGTAGAACAGACTCTGGAGAGTTGTTTTTAGGCAAACTAGATCAAATGGATTCTAACGGAAGCATACAAATTAACAAGCCGGGCAATAACGCAAGCGATTACGATCAACTTGAAGAAGGTTATGATTTTTATGAAGGTAGGGATATTGACCACGAGCTACTATATAGTAACTTAAATTACGAACAGTATAGATGGCATGATAAAAACATTTGGTATTATGTTAATAGTGAAGGCGAATTAGTAGCAAGTGTAAATACAAAAGTAGCATATGATGATGGGTCATCTTCGGCTGGCAACGAATAATTAGGATAAAAAAATGGCAGATTTTAAATTAGATAGAATACGTTTTAAATGGAAAAATCAATGGTCTCCGACTACTGCATACATTAAAGACGAGATTGTAGAATATGCAGGGTCGACATATGTATGTCGTGTAGGACACACGTCAGCAGCATCTTTTGATATTGACTTTGGCACATTGGATCAAGAAGTATATGTAACTGTAGCAAGAAATGCTGCTGACACAGCAAACATTTATTACTTCAATGGAGTTTCAGGACAACTAAGTCCTGAAATTACGTTAAAGAAAGGTTTAACATACGTATTCAATCAAGACGATCAAACTAACGTTTATTTTCCAAATGCTAACGGAGGAACGCCAAATCCTCATCCTATGTTCTTTAGCAAAACAGAAGATGGTACATTAGTAAACAGTGGTTTTAGATTTGAAGACGGTGTAAAATATTATATTAACCATACTGAAGTTACTGGTGACAATTATGTTGCTAATTTTAACACTGCACATTATAGAGAAATAAGAATTACTGTTCCTCTTGATGCTACACCATTCTTTTTTTACTGTCATTTTCACACAGGAATGGGCAATGACTTTAATGTATCTAATGAAGCAGTCTGGGAAAAGCAAATTGACGGGCAAGTATATAAAAACGACTGGACCGTTGGAACAATATATGATATAGGCGATATAGTAGTTTATAATGGCTACATTTATAAATGTATTGATAGACATACTAGTACTGCTGATCTTACTCTTGGGTTAGAGTCAGAATCACAACATTGGCACATTCTTTCAGAACAAGATTCGTACAAGGGTACATGGATTAACAACACACGCTACAGACCAAATGATGTTGTAAAGAATAATGCAACCTGGTATAGATGTATAACAGGACATACTAGTTCTGCAACTATACTAACAGGATTAGAAGCTGATCTTGAAAAATGGGAAATAGCATTTCAAGCGATTAATTATTTACAAGACCACACAGCTGGCGTAAATTATAAAGTTAACGACATTGTTAAAAAGGGCTCAAGTATTTGGAAGTGTGTTACTCAACATGTTTCAGCAAGCCCTACAAATTTTCCATCTGAATTAAGTAATTGGAATTTATATTTAGAAGGAATGGAATTTGATAATCAATGGGACGAAGTAGTTGAATATCAAATCGGTGACGTAGTTGACTATGGTGGATATGGATATAGAGCATTAGTAAATAATGTAAATGTAAAACCACAAGCAACAGATACAGTAACTTGGCAACAAGTTTATGAAAACTTTGATCACAAGGGCGATTATAATTATGATAGCTCGCAGGAATACAAAGTAGGAGATGTTGTTAGACACAACGGTTACTTATATGTTGCTATCTTAGACAATGAAGATGTAGTTGAACCTCCAAGTGCAACGCATTGGGAAGTAGTTGTTCCCGGCAGACAGTGGAGAGGTCAGTGGGCTGATCAAAGAGAATACAAACTAGAAGATCTTGCAACGTATGGATCAAACACATATATTTGTACAGTAAAGCATATATCAACAACAGGTAAAAGACCAGATACTGATTCAGTAACATGGAATTTACATGCTGAAGGTAAAACATCAAACGTACTAACAACACGTGGTGATTTAATTACATATACAAACGATCCTGCTAAACTAAACAAGCAAAGATTTGCTAGAGGTAATGAAGGACAAGTTTTACGTGCAGAAAGTACTAGTGTAGATTGGCAAGATCTTGATCTTATAGCTGATGTGTTCTACGTACATCCAGATGGAATTGATAATCCAGAAAGAGGAAAGAGTTTAAACTCACCATTTAAAACAATAAAATATGCATGTGATCAAATTAGAGCTAATCCTACATATAGAGATAAACTTAACGGACAAATTGTAGCACGTGGTATAATGTCATATATTGCAAATCCAGGAGCAATAGAGACTACCGCACCAAATTTTACAACTCTTATTAATTCAACTAATCCTAGAACAAACGACAGATATTGGGATTTTAATGGTGATGATGCAGTTCCTGGCAGCGTTTCTGACGTTCGCCAATGGGTAAAATACTACAACAAATATATTGCAGGTACTAGTTCAGTTGATGTAGATACTCCTACTGTTAAAGCAGCATGTGATGATTTATGGAACGAATTAAATAGAGTGTTTTCAACGTTTTCATCAGAAACATTTGTAGATACAATTAATTATGACTCTGATACTGTTACTGATCCTGGCGGCGCCAGCACTTATGCCTTTAAACGTTCTGAACGTAATAATTCAACTGTAATGATAAAAACAGGAGTTTATAGTGAAGAACTTCCGATTAGTGTACCAGAAGGTTGTGCATTAGTAGGAGACGAATTAAGAAGTACAGTTGTTCAACCAGAAATAGGATACGAGTCAACTAAGATGTTCTATGTTAGAGATGCTAGTGGCATTAGAAATTTAACAATGCAAGGATTGTTTGACATATTAACTGTTGATAATGAATACTTCACCAAACGCCCAGTTAATGATGCAGCATATGTAAGTTTGGATCCAGGCACTGGCCCAACTGATGAAAGTGTTTGGATTAAAACTAGATCTCCTTATATTCAAAATGTAACTACAATCGGTACTGGATGTACAGGATTAAAAATTGACGGAGACCTGCACAACGGCGGCAACGATTCTATTGTTGCTAACGACTTTACACAGGTACTAAGTGACGGTATTGGTGTATGGTGTACAAATTTAGGTAGAACAGAGCTTGTTAGTGTGTTTACATACTACAACCACATTGGCTATCTTGCAGAGAATGGCGGAAAAATTAGAGGCACTAATGGTAACAACTCATACGGAAAATATGGTAGTGTTGCAGAAGGTGTTGATAATACTGAAACACCAATCACTGCTTCATTAAATAATAGATCAGGACAAGCAATTGTTAACAATGTAGTTACTGATGGTAATGAAGTACTAACTGTAGAATATGCAAATGCAGGCGAAGGGTATGATACAAATACAACTTATACTGTTACTGGAGCAGGAAGCGGCGCTGCTGCTTCAACTTCTAGTACTAGAGATGGCGGAATATTCCAAGTTAGATTAACAGGAATCGGTGAATTATCATTAGGTACTGGATATTTACAATTACAAGGTAATGCACAAGATGGCGGAGATTTAGGCCTTGGTACTATGAAATTGTCAGGTGCAGATATTAATACCTTTGCAAACTACAACGGTATGAGAATAGTTATTATTAGTGGCGCAGGAGCAGGACAATACGGCTATATTACAGCGTTTGATGACTCCTCAAAAATAGCTACAGTAGCTAAAGAATTAGATGATTCGGCTGGCTGGGAACACTTTACTGGAGCGACTATCGTTCAACCCGATAGTACAAGTAGATATCAAATCGAACCAAGAGTTATTGTAGACGATCCGACTAGCGGTACAACAGCGTTTATAAGACTTGCTATCTCCGGCGGAGGATTAAACGTGTTCAAAATTATTGAACCAGGTTCAGGTTATGTTTCATCTACACCGCCAACCATTACAATTATAGACCCAAACGCTACCTCTCCCGGAGCATGGGAAGTAAGAATCGGAGATGGTGTATTAGCACAACCTACATGGACAAGCAGAGGTTCAAATTATGTGTCTGCGTTTGTTGCAACTGTATCAGGAGCTGGTTATGCAGACCAGTATCCAGTTGGATCAACTATTGATGTTACAGGATTGTCATTGATTCCAGGACCAGGAGCAAACTTAGAATTTACAGGAACTGATACAATTTATGCTGTAGTTGATATTTCAAATATTACCGGAACTGCTCCAAACTTTACAGCAACATTAGCAATAACACCGTATTTAAAATCAAATACGACACAAGCACATGCAACAGGTATTACTATTAGAGAAAGTTACAGTCAGGTACGTTTAACAGGACACGATTTCTTAGATATTGGTACAGGAAATATTGGATCTACCGAATATCCTCAAAGATATATAACTGGCTTTGATTCTGCAAACGAACCTAGCCAACCTAACGAAGCAGTTGACAGTGGAGGTGGTAGAGTGTTCTACACAAGTACTGACCAAGACGGCAACTTTAGAGTTGGTGAATTGTTTAAGGTTGAACAGGCTACTGGTGTTATTACACTGAACGCTGATGACTTCCAGCTGTCTGGATTAACTGAATTAAGATTAGGCGGCGTGTCATTAGGCGGCACTAGTGCAGTTGTTAGAGAATTTAGTACAGATGGTGTACTAGCTGCTAACAGTGATAATATTGTACCAACACAAAAAGCACTAAAAACATTTATTGAAGCACAAATCGGCGGCGGTGGCGCAGATGTTGTAGTCAGTGGATTATTAGCAGGACAAACAAATATACTAAATCAAGACGAAATAAGCTCTCCAACTGGAGTAGTTAATTTTGAAGATCAAATAAATTTCACCGACGGCGTATTAGGTGATATGTTGAAAGCTACGCTGTTCTTGAATGGGAATGGCTAAATATGTATAAGAAGACACAAAATTTTGGAGTAAGCAATGGCTGAGTTTAAATTAGGTAGAATTAGATTTGTTTGGAAAAACAATTGGGTAACTTCTACAACTTACTATGTCGATGACGTAGTTTTAGTAAACGGTAAAACATATCTATGTGTTACCGGACATACTTCTTTATCAGACTTTAACCTAGATTTAGGAACTAATAAATGGGAACTAATGACAGATGGTCAAAAATGGAGAAGTGACTGGCAAGCTAGTACACAGTATGAATTAAATGACCTTGTAAAATATGGTTCAACTGTATATATTTGTACTACTGGGCACATGTCGCAAGCACTACTTGAAAGTGATCAATCTAAATGGGATACATTTGCTCAGCCATCCTTTGATTGGAAATCAAGTTGGGCTATCGACACTTATTACAAAGTTGGTGATTTAGTTAAGTACGGCGCTGGACTTTATCGTTGTATTACTGGCCATACTAGTGCAGCTACTTTAGCCTTAGGCTTAGAAGCAAACGTTGTTAATTGGGATAGTTTAAATACAGGTTTTGATTATAAAAATAATTGGGCAACTGATACACGATATAAGTTAAATGACGTTGTTAAACGCGGCGGCGGACTGTGGTTGTGCCTACAAGGACACACTTCAGATTCAACAGCATTTGTAACCGACGCAGCTTACTGGGTACAATTTGTAGAAGGTTTAGAATTTGAAGATACATGGAGTAACTCTACTGCTTACCAAAGAGGCGATATTGTAAACTATGGCGGCTATCAGTATGTTGCTGTAGAAAATCATACTGGCACAACTCCTACAACTACAGCACAAACAGATTGGGACGTGTTTTCAACAGGCTTTAAATTTATTGGAGATTATGACAATGCCGTTGCGTATAAAACGGGAGACGTTGTCCGCGTTGGTGGTTACACATACTTGTGTACAGCTGATAGTACTGGCAACCGTCCACCTAATGATACATATTGGAATCGCTTAAACCAAGGTCAAGAATGGAACGGTGATTGGACAGATGCAACATACTATGATGCTGGCGACCTGGTTAGATATGATAACTCAAGTTATGTTTGTGTTGCAGAACACACAGCAGATGAAACAGTTACACAAAACAGACCAGACCAAGATTTAGTAGGTTCTTATTGGAACCAAATGGTAGGTGGTGCTGAAACTACAGTATTAACAACTGACGGAGATATTGTTTATTACTCCGGAGCAGGTCCTGCAAGATTACCACTTGGTACAGATGGTCAAGTATTAAAAGTTAATGATTCAAACTTAGAATGGGCCGATTTTGGTATTATCAACAATGTATTTTATGTTGCTGATAATGGTACAGATAGTATTGATTATGGATATACATTAGATAAACCTTTCAAAACTGTACGTTATGGTTTAGAAAGAATTGATATTGGACATAACAGTACTGGCGCACAAAAATTACTAGAACTTAATAGAAGTTTTATTGCTGCAGAAGCAACTGAGTGGGTAGATTGGCAAATTGCTAATGCTGCTGGCGGAAGTATTTGGGATGGATTTACTCAAGATGATAAAGTAAAATGTGCAAGAGACATTGGTCAAATTGTTGATGCACTTATTTGGGACTTAGGACACGGTGGCAATGCAAGAACTAGAGCTGCTACACTAACTTATTTTGATAGTGGTGCATTAATTGCTAGTATACAAGATGAATACCAACAATTATCAGCAACGTTAGACTACATGGAAGAAGTGGTCGATGCTGTTATTAGTAATGCAGCACCAGCAGCAAATTATCAAACACTAAACAGTGTTGGTAGTCCAATTACACAACAAATTGACGCAACATTGGTAGAATTACCTAGCGATCAACTCACACTAACTAGATTAATTAACATAATTACAGCAGCACTTGATGCAACAGTGCCTACAGATATTCCTGTAGAACTTAAACCTAATACTTCGTTGTTTGTTAAAACAGGCGAGTTTAAAGAAGTACTTCCAATGATTGTTCCAGAAAGATGTGCAATTATAGGCGATGAGCTACGTTCAACTAGAATTGCACCGATGGGAGCTATTACACCTTCGGGTGATGTATCATATAGCTTAGATGCAATATCAAGACTACAGGCTATTATGAGCGATATTGCAACAAACGGTTCAGTTACAAAAACATCTGGAAATGCAGAGACACAAGTAACAACAAGACCTTCAGGCGCAGCAGTAGCAGGCGCGGCGGCAGCAAACATAATGCAGCAAGTTTATGACTACATTGATTACGGTATCAATGGTGCAACAGGAGATTCAACTGTTCCAGTTATTGCTGGTACAAACACTCCGCAAACTCATACTGATTATACTTTTGCTGTAGAATGTATTGAAGCAAACAGAGCATTCTTAGTAGCAGAAGTCCACGCATATATTGCAGCAACATATCCTTCATATACATACGATATTGCTAAGTGTTCAAGAGATGTAAACAGATATTTAGATGCAGTAAAATACGATTTGATTTATACTGGTAACTATAAAGCATTATTAGCTGGTAGATACTATGTAAACGCTGTACTTGGATCAGTAGAAGAAGATATGTTCTATGTAAGAGACGCATCAGGTATTAGAAACTGTACAGTAACAGGCTTAACAGGCACATTGGGCAGTGATAATGCATACGGTACTAAGCGTCCAAGTGCAGGAGCATATGTAAGTTTAGACGCAGGATGGGGTCCAGCAGATACTAGAGTTTGGATTGCAAGTAGATCTCCTTATATACAAAACGTAACTTCTTTAGGAACAGCATGTATTGGTCTTAAAGTTGACGGAGCACTACACGACGGTGGAAATGATTCAATTGTTGCTAACGACTTTACACAAGTATTAAGCGATGGCATTGGATATTGGGTTACAAACTTAGGTAGATCAGAACTTGTTAGTGTGTTTACATACTACAACCACATTGGCTACCTTGCAGAAAACGGCGGCAAGATTCGTGCTACCAACGGTAACAACTCATATGGTGCATTTGGATCAGTAGCAGAAGGTGTAGATGATACAGAAACTGCTGTAACTGCTACAGTAAACAACAGATATTACGAAGCACAAATTGGCAGAGTATATACTGATGCTACTGAAATATTAGCATTAGAATATAATAATGCAGGTACTAATTACACTACAGAAAATAATACATACACGTTTAGCGGTATTGGATATGATCAAGTATTAGTAGGTGATGAAATTAGAGATAACGGAATTTTTGAAGTTAGATTATTAACAGAAGGCGAAGATTACAGAGCTTCAGCTAACACTGCACAGGCAGGTACTACTTCACAAATTACATTAGCTGGTTCAGAAACTGCACCATCTTCAGCATATGTCGGAATGATGATATTCATTAAGACAGGTAACGGTGCTGGACAATATGGATATGTTGACACATACAATTCAGGAACAAAAGTTGCTACAATATTAAAACCAAGCACTGGTACAGCCGGCTGGGATCATTTGATTCCTGGAACAACTATTGTTGCTCCAAACGCAGTATCAACATACAGTGTTGAACCTAGAGTTGTTGTAGCTGCGCCAACCCAAACTATTACAGGAAATACAAACTATAGTAGTTCAAGAGCAGTTGATGACATTGCATATAACGGAAATGTTTTTGCAACGGTAACTGCTGGAAGCGCAGTTGTTGATACATCAACAGACGGAATAGCATGGTCAGCAGGAGGAGGAATCAGCACTAATAACCTAGGTAAGATTAAAGGCGGCAAAATAGGCGGAACTGCCTACTTTGCTGCAACTCATTCAGGAAATGTTTTTGCATTTTCAACAGATGACGGAGCATCTTGGGCAGGTTATGGACTTGGCGGAAATACAGCAGATGTATTAGAAATAGCTAAAGATGTAATTGTTCATATCGATAATACTACAAGAGTAACAGGCGTATATGACGGTACAACCTATACTGTAGGCGGTTCAGTTGCTGGCAGCGATGCATTTTTAGATGTAGTGTATAGCTCAGCAGCAAATACATGGTTAGCAATAGCAGCAAATGGTGTAACTTCTTACTCGTTGAATGATGGTACAACATGGAGTGCAGGAGCACTTCCAACATTAGGTGCAGGAACATATAGTGCAATTGCATACGGTAATGGACGTTTTGTTGCAACAGCAATTGGCACAGACGAAGCAGCTATTAGTTTTGACGGTGTTAACTGGACAGCAACAACTATGAGTTCAAGTGCAGACTGGAGTACAGTTAAGTACGGTCAAGGAACATTCCTAAGTGTTGCAAAAGACACCGGCGGAACTACAAAAGCAGCTACATCACCAGACGGAATTGTTTGGACAGCACAAGTTATGCCATCACAAAACTTATGGCAAGCAGTCGGATACGGTACTGGCACTTGGGCATACGGTTGTGAAGATGCAAATGCAGTAGGCGCATCAAGTGGAAACTTTACACAAGCTATACTAAGAGCAGCATCTGCAAGTGGAGCAATTTCTAATATTAGGGTTATTGAACCAGGTTCAGGATATGCAACACCACCAACAGTAACACTAACTGATCCAAGTAATACAGTAGACTCAACATGGACTGTTAGAGTAGGCGATGGCGCACTTGCACAACCTAGTTTCCAAAACAGAGGCGTTGACTGGGAAAGTGCAGATGGTTTTGTAACTGGCGACGGTTATGGAGATATCTATCAAAATGGTAAATTTGTAAACTTAGAAGGTTTAACAGAAATACCACAAGAAGGTGCTAACGTAACATTTGCAGGAGATAGTAACTATTATAAACTTGTTAATGTAACAAACTTACTAGGTACAGGACCTTATACTGCTACACTTCAAGTGTCACCAGAAGTTACAATTACAGATGCACCAGAACATGCTGTAGCAGCAGAAGTAAGAATACGTTATTCACAGGTGCGTTTAACAGGACACGATTTCTTAGATATCGGCACTGGTAACTTTACAGATACTAACTATCCAGGTACTCCAAGTACAGCACCTGATGCAGCTGACGAAACAAAAGAAGGCGGCGGCGGCAGAGTGTTCTACACAAGTACTGACCAAGACGGCAACTTTAGAGTTGGTGAACTGTTTAGTGTTGAACAGTCAACAGGTAAATCAACACTTAATGCTGATGCGTTTAACTTAGCAGGTCTACAAGAATTGCAACTTGGTGTTATTACACTAGGAAGCTCAAATACTGCTATTAACGAATTTAGCACAGACGGCACATTTGCTGCAAATAGCGATAGCATTGTGCCAACACAAAAAGCAATTAGAACTTACATCCAGTCACAAATTGGTGGCGGTGGCAGTAATCTAAATGTTAACAGTATACAAGCAGGTAATGTGAAAATACAACTAAATACTATTAATCACGTAACTGATGGTACGATAAATATAACAAGCAGAGCGAATTTTACCGGTGGTATTTCTGGTAGTCCGTTAGCACTAAACTACTTTTTACAGAGATAATGGAGATTAAAAAATGTCAGGAAAATTAGGAGCACAGAACTTATCAGCAAATGCTGACACAGTTTTATACACAGCACCGGCAAGCACATTTGCTATAGCAACAGTTAACATTGTTAACCGCAGTGGCAGTACTGTTACTGCTAGAATAGCAATAGCAGATGCTGATGTACCAACTAACGCAGAATACATTGAATACGATGTTGGTGTACCACCAAAAGGTGTGATAGAAAGAACCGGTGTTGTAGTAGGAGCAGATCAGCGTATTGTAGTAAGATCGAGTGCTGTAGATGTAAATGCAATTGCATACGGCATAGTAACCTCAACAGCGTAAGGAAATAATATTATGGGAAGATTTATATCAGGAAGTAGTGGTGTTGAACAAGGCTATACAAGAGCCGAAGTTTTTACATCACCAGGAACATCATCATGGTCAGTCCCGGCAGGGGTAAGCAAAGCTAAAGTTTTTGTTATTGGTGCAGGTAGTAACTATAGAAATACAGAATTCTGTTTTGAAAGTAGCTCAGCTTGTTGTTCAGGAGTAGCAACTCCAGGAACTGAATACTGTTTAAACTTTGTAGGGCACCTTGTAGGAGCCGGCGGTGGCTATGCAGAAAAAACATTTGATGGCGTAGCACCTGGTTCGTCAATGACTATTAACATTGGCTCTGTAGGCGGGTTGTCAGCAAGTAGTGCATCAATTGGAGGCACTACAGTAACAGCAAATAACGCAACAGATACAACAATATCATGGAATTGTACATCGAATTCAACTGCAAGAGATAACACCCTCGATAATGAAGTTAGTTTAGGATTTGATCTTCCAGTTTGTGGTTATAGAAATTGTATTAATGGTTACTTTAACGCAGGCGGAACAGCAGCAGGCGGTGATATTAATAGAACTGGCGGCGCAGGCGTGTTTATTCCGTACTTTAGAGAAGACAGTGAAGTTGACGGATCACTTACATCTAATTATACCGACACTGGTACGGTATCTAGTAGCGTTGGTGAAGGCTGTACTCAAACATATTGGACAGCCCGTGGTTATGATTATACATTCGGCGGCTGCAGATGTAATTGCACTTGTACACGAGCATATTTAAAACCAACTCAGGGAATAAACAGTAATCAATGCGGTTGTTGCTTCTACTGGGGCGGCGAGAGTAATTTTAACTGCCTATGTATGGTAACATATCATAACGTGTTCGGCGGAAGATGTTACTATAACATGCCGTGGTCACAGTGTATTTGCCAAAGAATGTGTAACGGCGTATACTTGTGTGTCAGCGGCGGCGGCGGCGGCAGCTCGTCCGGTGTAACTAACTTTGCTAAGTCAGCAGGCGGCGGAGCCGGTGGACAAATGTATCCATCAAACGACGATACTTTCCAAGTAACAAACTGTCCGGTAGGCATTGGTTCAGAAGCAGGTAGTTCGCATGCCGACGGATATAATGGTGTAAGTGATGCAACATTGTTAACACCATCAGCAGGCGGAGGCGGCAGTGCCTCAGGAACTTCTGATACAACTGTGTGTTATATTGGATTTGGCCAAGATCACTTTAGCTTTATTTACGGCAGTGGTGCATGTGGTGCATGTGCTGCTATGGAAAACCTTTACGGTGGAGGCGGCGGTGGCGCTCTATATTATTCATTAGGTTATTCTAAGGATATAGATTCTAATAGACCGTCAAGTAACAGTATTATTCCATTATCAACAATGAAATCTAGAGACGGAACTAATGTAGCAGACTTTAAATTTGGTTTTGGAGCAACATCAAAAGAAGCAGCAGGCGCTGGCGGTGGCGGTAACAGACTTTACCCGACTGGCGGATCCGGAGCTGTTGTAGTAGTATACTAAGGAGTAACATTAATGTATTTTAGAACAAAAACAAATAAAATAGGCATTGCCGTAGTAATTGCTACTGAATCAGAGAATTTATTAGTTAATAACGACAATAACACTTGGTTAGAATCAGATGATGAACTATGTGTTGCTGGAAACTATTGGCATAATTCTAAATTTTATGTGCCGGGAAGTGACGATTATAACGATGATATTGGACCATTGTTAGCAGCAGATCGAGAAGAGAGTGATGCTGCTGCAGTTGCAAAAGAAGAAGCAATTAGAGCACAAATTAAAGCTGAACAGGATGCAACGGATTATACACCGGACAATTCAGACGCAGATGCTAATTTAGAAGCTGCTGCACGTAACGGATCGTTAGAAGCACGTAAAAAAATAGCAAAAACTTTTCCAAAGCCAGTTTATACCCCAATAAGAGAGCTATTAGAAATTCCAGAAATTAATGCTGAAAATTTAGCATTTTATGAAGAAGTATTAGCTGATACGAAGCGTGTAATTGCTGGAGTAAAAGCAGATGTAAATGATGATCCGGATGTTGTTGAATTTCCAGAACCGATTACGTTCTTAGAAGGAACTGATCAAGAACATACATTATCTGAAATTGTTTTACCAGACGAAGACAAAGCATCTTACCTTGCACATATGGAAACTGTCGAAGCAGATCAAACAGCTTGGATCGCCCATATGAAAACAGTGTTAGGCGTATAAATTAGCCACATTTAGCTTCCTAGCTAACAGACAACATATAATTAATTATATAACTAACTGTTAGCTAGGAAGCATTTTCATGAAAAAAGTATTTAGTATCAATGGAGGAGCAGGTCGAGTACTATGCTCCATCCCAGCATTATTAAAGTATCACAAAAAACACGGCCCTAACTTTTATATACTATCCGGAAGCGGTTTAGATTTTTTTGTAGGTATTCCTGAGCTTGTAGATTTAACTTTTACCCCTGAACATAAAGGCGTATTTAAAGATATTATTCAGCCTAATATTTTAATACAGCCTGAACCTTATCAAGATCACGGTTACTATAATCAAACAAGACACCTAACTGAAGCATTTGATCATATTATTAACGAAACTGACGATCATAGCGATTTACCAAATATTAAAATTTGTTTAAATAAACAAGAAGAATTAAATGCATTAGATGCATTAGAGAATGCTTCTAAACAACAAAATAAATTAAAGACAATAGTAATACAACCATTTGGCAGATCTGCCACACCAGCTCCTATTGCAAATGAAATGATTGATCCAATGAGCAGATCATTAAGTGTAAAAGATTATAACACAATTATAAAAGAACTACATAAGAAATATAATGTAATCTACATGGGAGAGAACAACGAAGTAGATGATACGACCTTTAAAATACAAACAGGACTGCGGCAATGGGCAGGCATTATTGAAGGATGTGATTATTTTATTGGATGTGACAGTGTTGGTCAACATATGGCAAAAGCATTTAATAAACCTGGTACAGTAATATTAGGAAGTACATTTGCAGAAAATGTTACATATAAAGATCATTTTCAGATACTTCAAAAACCAAATACGAAAATTGAATATTTTCCAATTAGGTTGTGTGAACAAGGCGTTGATGCAGATATAGCAAATAGAAAAAATGATAGCACAATGGACTTTAATGACAAAGAACTTGCTGATATTATTAAAAAAATAATTAAAGATATTGAGGACAAAACTTAATGACGAACAAAAGAGATATTTGGATTGCAGGCATAACACGTGGACATAATGCAAGTGTATGTCTTTTAAAAAACGGTGAAGTAGTTTTTGCCATAGAAGAAGAACGCTTATCAAGACGTAAGTACGACGGCACTCCAACAACAGCTATGATGAAAATATTAGAATATACTGATACATTAGAATATCTTGTTATTTGTCATACAACAGAAGACTTAAAAACAATACAAGCCGATTTTTCAGGGGAGGATATATATACTGCTTTTGCTAGGAAGACAGGACTAATTTCTAGGGATGATAGTCAAAATAATTTTGACGGAAGCCATCCTCAGGTAATTAACTTAGGTAAAATACATCATAAACTACATGCTGCATGTGCGTTTTATAGAAGTGGATTTGAATCTGCTGTTGCAGTAATTGTAGATGGTGCAGGATCTGTAATGGCGGTTGCTAAACAAGATCACAATGGCACTGGAATGCCATCAGTACCAGGTTGGGAAACTGAATCAATTTTTTCTTGTAACTACCCAAATGATATTCGTACATTATATAAGCATGTTGCTACTGCTTCTTCAGCATTGTCAACAGTTGAAGAATCTTCGGGTGAGGCATTTATGGACCCAGAAGGACATACTTTTGAGTGTGTAATTTCAGATACGGCAGGAATTGTAAAAACATATGAAGCAGTAACATACTTTTGTGGCTGGCACTTTATTGAAGCAGGCAAAACAATGGGATTATTTCCTTATGGCAAGGAAAATCCTAATATTCCTAAACTGTTTGGCCATACTTCATTTAATCTAACTAATAGAAACTTTGTCGTTCCGTCATATCCAAACGGTGCATATATAAATGCTGATGCATATGAATTTACACAGAATGAAGAAGAAATGCCAACTGTAGAAAATTTAACATTTTTAGAAAATAGAAGAGATCTTGCATATGCTGTACAAACACAATCGCAAGACGAAATCGTAAGACTAATTAGAAAAGCTGTTGATCTATCTGGTAATAAAAATGTGGTTATAAGTGGAGGTTATGGATTAAATTGTGTTGCAAACTATCACTACTTAGAAGCACTTAAAGATGAAGGTATCAACATCTATGTTGAGCCAGTGTCAAATGATGCTGGAACTTCTATAGGGGCAGCAATGTTAGTATACAAAGATCTTGAAGGAGAATTTGATAAAGTCGATAATTCAACTGACGGATTATATCTTGGATTTGAATACAATTATACTGATGATGAAATAGAAGAAACAGCACAAAAATATAATGCAACAGTTAGTGATGCAACAAATGAAGATGTTATAAAACTAATTACATCAAAAAACATTGTTAGCTTATTTCAAGGACGTTCTGAAGCAGGACCACGTGCTTTAGGTAATAGAAGTATTTTGTATGATCCAACAGACCCTAACGGCAAAGACTTTGTTAATAGTGTAAAACATAGGGAATACTTCCGTCCATTTGCAGGCAGTATTTTACAAGATGATGTACACGAATGGTTTGATCTTCGTGGCATGGAAGATAGCCCTAGTATGATGTATGCTGTAAATTGCCAGCCAGGCATTGAAGAAAAGATTCCAGCGATTATTCATGTCGACGGAACGTGTCGTATTCAAACTGTTACTAGAGAACAGAATCAACATTACTATGATATTATTAAAGCATTTAAGGATGCAACAGGTTGTCCAATTATCTTTAATACAAGTTTTAACTTAGGTGGTGAACCTCTTGTAGAAACACTTGATGATGCAATACGTACACTAGCAAGTTGTGATATTGAATATTTGTATCTTCCTGAATACGGAAAACTAATTACAGTTACAAATTAACATCTGTAAATGAACGTTGAGGGTAACTAATTGCACCAGTTCCTTCAACGTTTCCTACAACAATAATTCTTTCATTATCGCTTTGATGTTGTTGTACTTGGTGTGATAACCAACCGGGAAAAATTATCCCATCCCCAGATTTAGGCTTATAATACATTCCGGGTTCGTGTGGGAAATGAAGCGGAGCAGCATCGTCGTCTACTTTTACATAATACACCCAACTATACAAAGCAGGCACATGCGCATGTAGTTCACTGTAGTCTCCTCGATTATATATTGATCCCCAACATGTTGTCATAAATGTTTTTAAATCTAGGTCACTTTTTTCTTTGTGCCATTGCTGTATTAAAGATTCGACATGATCGCAAATATATTTAAATGGCTTGTGATCGGTCATAAGCCAATCGGTCATTATAGTAGCCTTTACATTTGTTTCTTTATTTCTAGCATCGCCTACTTCTTTAATAACACGCTCTACATCATTGTGTAATTCTTCTACAGAGTACTCGTCGGTATCCTCAAAACTAAACTCCCAAAAATGTATTGGAACGCTAAGCCATTGGATAGATTCTCTAAAATTTTTATCCATTATGTTTCCTAAATATTAAACGTAAAACTTTTACGAGGATTATCGTTTGTTTTTGTATACACCTCATGTTCTAACCAGTGATCCCATATCAACATCATTCCTTGTCGCGGCGGAATAGTAACAACAGGATTAGTACAGTATTTACTAGATTCAAATTTAGTATACGGTCTAGGATCATGAAATACTAAAGGAGGAACATTATCGCCTACTTCTAAATATATAATTCCACTAAATTTACAATCCAAATGTGCATGTCTACGTAAATGTCCATTGTTTTTCATATCACTAAAAAACCCAAACGGGTGTTGCATATCTTCTTCAAAATATGGTTGGTTTCTTTGATTTAAAAAATCTTGTATAGATTCTTTAATAAGTTTAAATGTTTCAATAACTATAGGAATATTATTAATAACATTTGACTCATCAGGTGCCGAGTGTAATGTACTATTCCAACCTTCTATATTTAGTAAATGATCTTCACCTACATCTGTCAACACGCTATTACATGCGTCTAACAACTCGAGTCGCATTGTATCAGCAATCTGTATATTGTATACGGTAGTTGGAAATAAACTGTGTATCATTTATATTAAATTTTCTTTGATTTTTTTTATTAATTGATTTTTTATTTTTGAACCTTTAAAAATATCGTATAATTTATTTAAATTTCTCTGCTTCCAAGTATTTTTTAATCTTACGCAACTCATTGACAACGATAATAATTCTTCGGTTAGAAAAAACTTTTGTAATTTTACTTTTTCATTAGTTTTAAAATTAACATACATTAAAGGATCACCTTGACCCACTTTAAAATTTGTGTTACCTTCGTGCATTTGAAATGCATATTCTAATGGCCTAAACCACTGTGAGATATCAAATCTTCCGGGAACATAAAATCCTGCATCAGAAACTGGTGTTTTGTGCATATACGGATGCATGGATTCTATTTCTAATTCTTCCTCACAAAAAAATATCCATGAGCCTGCAGATCTTACAGTATAAGCATTTAATAAAGACGGCTGTTTTAAAATAAAATTTCTTTCATTAAATGGTATATTATCGCTAAGATTATTTCTTAGATGGTCAGGAAAAATATCAACATCTATATTAACAGGACTGTTTAGCATAAAAAGATTTTTACTACTGTTTACAAAAGCTGGACAATTTAAAAAGTTATCTTGATTATTTTCTTTATTTTGTCTTTTTTGTAAATCTTCAAGTACATTTACTGGTTCAGTAAATCCTAAATACATAGGTTCTAATAAATCTATTCTATCCCACGGCGCCCAATACACTGTTTTCATTTTTTAAATCCAGGCTGTTTATAATATTTTCCAAATCTAACTTTAGGAAAATGTTCACCAAGTTCTGCCCATGGATTAAAATCCATTTTTTCAACTTGTAAATCAATTTCTCTTTCTGTTAATGGAAATAGTGATATTAATGGCATTCCGTGTTTTAGTGTAATAACATAAGGTTGATCCTTTACTGGACAATTTAAATGAATATTAGTAGCATATTGCCATTTAAAATTAGTATATCCTGGAGATAACCATATGCCTTTTTCTCTAAAATATGATGTACTATAGTGCGATTCTGTAAACAAAAACCCAACGTCTTGGTTACATGTAAATTTCCACGGGCTAGACAATTTAAGGGCGATCCGTTTTCCAGGATACAGACCTCTCCATTGATCTTCAGGATGTTCTGAAATATCTATTGGAATAGCGCCTCCAGATACAGACGGAGTATTCGACCAACTTCCGTCAGGGTTAATTCTTATATCAACATCTTCCCACATGTTAATGTGTATCGGATTTGATAAATATTCTCTAATACCAGGACATACTGCAACAGTTCCAGATTTTTCATGTAGTCCAATTCGTTCATTCCAGTGGGACACAGTACTTTTTATAGTCTTAAGCCAACTGGGTTTTTCTTTCTTTTCACCGAATGCTACAGGAACAGTCTGTAATACACTAATATCAGGAGTTAGCGCCTTGAGTACAATCTTCTTATTAAACATGTAGTCTCCTATTATATTTTACTTATAGATATATTGATAAATAATACTAGAAACTGAACTTTAGGATACAGCATGGACTTCAAAGATTTTTTTATTAAAGGTGCCCACAACACACTAAGGCTAAAAAACAATACGCAATTCTCGTACAAGAATCATTGGAAATCCCTCCATTCAAATATTGTATTAGATAAATGGCACATTGGTGAAATTATGAGTGCTAATTATACTATCATTGCTGATAACGGACGCGATGATAAAGAAACTATACAAGTACTAGCAGTTGCAGGTCCTGATAACGCAGCTATTACAATTACTGGAAGAGCAGGGTTAAGTACTGACATCTTATCTGTTAGTGCATCTGTTGATAAATCATCATTTCAGTTAATTGTAAGCCCGGCTGCTGTAGGCAAAGAAGGAGCTAGGGTAATGTACACAGCAACGTACTTCCAGACCCTTGCAGATTAATATTTGCATAAATATATTAAACGGAGATATCGATGCCTGTAGTAAATAAACCTTTTAGTTCCCAGTTTGGATTTACAAGTCCAAACTTTACTGTCGACGAGCAAGGTAATATAATTGCTACTAGCATACAAGCTGCCGGCGCAGGCGGCAGCGGCGGTACACAGGTAACTGATTATTCATTCACTGACGAAATAGGCTACTACCAACTTAACGGAGAAGCTGCACAAAACCCTTCCTTAGCACTTACTAGAGTTACACGATTTACATTTAATTTAGAATTAACTGAAAATACATTTAGTATTTTTAGTGACGACCTGGGCACACTATATAATACGGGATTACAACATACGCATGACGACGGTGTAATAACTACAGGAGCAGCGGCACAGGGTAATACTGATGGTGTACTACAGTTTACAGTACCTGCAGATGCTCCAGACACATTATATTACGGTGATGTAGCTACAGGCCTTTACAATATAATTACAATTACTGATGCTGCAGGACAGTTTGGTGATTTAGTACTTACATCTACAACCGCCGCCACAAGTGGTGATACTGGCGCATTAGTTGTTAAGGGAGGCGCCGGGATTGGCGGCGATATATTTGTTGACGGTAAAATAACAACTAATGGTGTTGCTTATAATGGTGTTGGAATTAGTAATATTACGTCAAACACAAACTTAGAATTAGACGCTGCAAATAAAATTGTTATTAAAAACAACAGTTCTTTTGTAGGAGAAATTAATAGTACAGGGTTGTCGATTCCTATAAATACTAGTAACATAACAGAAAGTACTATTAACAATACGACAATTGGTGCAACAACACCTTCGACTGCTACATTTACATCAGCTGATGTTAATAATGTTTTAACAACAAAGAAAAGTGTAGCAAATAAAGGATATGTTGATAAAACAGCAGTAGCATTTTCAGTAGCATTTGGATTATAAAACATGGCAAAAACACAAGTAAAAAACTATAAATTTACCCCAGGATTAGGTTCAGAAGGAAATCTGTACCCGAATGCATATGCTCTACTAAATGCTAATAAAGCATTTTTGCAAGCAGAAAGCACAGCATACATTAATAAAGAAATTGCTGACACGGCTAAATGTAAAAGAGATATTGGTCTTATAATTGAAGGTACAGCATTTGATGTTGCATTTGGATCAAACTATAATGCTTTATTTTTAGGAAGAGCAGAAAGTTATTCAATTGACAATTCAGAAACTGTTTTTAGAACAATTGATAGAGCATTAAATCATATGTTATTGATACCTCAAGTTGCTGTTGATTCAACAGCAAAAGCTAGGGTTAAAGATACAATTAATGAAATTAAAAACAATATGCGAACAGGTGCATATAGCGCACTATCGCTTCCTAATCCAACTAATGCAACAGCAAGTAGAATTTCTGCAAAAGATAGACTTTTAGCTAACGAAACATTTTTAAGAGATGAAGTTTTAGCATGGACGATTGTAAATTATCCTTCATACGATATTAATCAATCATACGGACTAACAAAAGGATCGTGTGATGTAAAGTATGCAATACGAGCTGCAGCATACGATATACTATATGGTGGTAATTCAGCAAGTTTTGATGTTGCAAAATTATTTCCAAACTCAGCTGATCCAGCAGTAGGATTAACTGGCGATCATCAAGACGCAGTAGTTGCGGGTTATGGTAGATTAAAAACAATTATTGCTGAAGTAGCAACAGGTGCTGCTGTAACAGTTAGTGCCGGGAACAGTACAGCGCAAGTAACATCAGGTACAAATGCTTCTGCATCAGAGGGAACAACATTAACTGGATTAATTGATATTACATCAGATGTTATTGAAACAGGAGTAGCAACTTTAGATGCATTAACTAGAACAACCGGTAGTATTGGATGGACTTCTAATGTAATACAACAAGCAAAAAATTCTATAGTTAATAATAAATCTAAAATTGTTAGCGAAGTAACATGGGAAACTGGATACACATATAATCAAGCAAAGTGTGAAAGAGATGTAGGTTATATTATTGATTCTTATTTGCACGATATCCGTTATGGCGGCAATCAAAGCATTACTAAATCAATAAGTTACTATTGGGATCAAGGTGTTGCACAAGTTGACGGAAATAGAATACCAGAAATTGACACACATGCATTTTTGCAAGATTTAATTAGAGATTATATCCTTTATAACGCACCGTGGAATGCGCAAAATCAAGTAGGTGTAACACAAACTATAGATACATCGACTCCGGCAGAAACAACACATTATACGCCTACTGATGCTACATATACGCCTTCAACAGGCATTATGACTTTAGAGATTGGTACGCACACGCTTCAAGCTGATGATAAAATTATTATTAGACCGGATGGAATAACGTTTACTTGTGCATTAGACAGTAATGCTACATTACATCCTTATCCACGCAGAGCAGGCGTTCCTAATGCATTACAGCGCGATCCATATTTTAATAAACCAATTACTATTACTGGTGTCACTGCAACATCTATTACAATGAATGTAGGTATAAGTTCTGATACTTCATTACATACATTTTCAAGTGCTATAACAGGAGCAGTGATTGCTGGCGCAAGTATGCGAGCTGTAACGCTTTCACAAAACACTGTTGATGTTCTTACTAACGGAATTACTAGCCTTCCTACAGCAGAAACAACAGGTTTAGGCAATATCAAAATCCAAGGAAGATATACTTCAGACGAATTACTGCTTGTCACTAACACATCCAAAAATGAAATAATTTATAATTTTAGTGACCCCGAAGCCGGTGCAGAATGTGTTATTAAAGATCACGGCGCAGACGAAGATTTTCCAAAGTATCTACAGACAACTGATGCTGTAACTACTATTAATTTAACATACAACACAACTACACATTCATCAACTGACGATCTACAAATTTTTGTAGAAAAAATGGAAAATGGAAAAAGTGTAGTAACGCAACGACCATATGATTTTGGAACAGACGCAATTGAACGTATGCGTATTGCTCCTCCATTAAGTATGCTTGATGCTGACTTTGAGTACGGTTTACAGCCTACTAAATGGTCTGCAATTTCTATGATGCGTGGATATCCAAGTGTATACGAAATTCCAGGAACAGATACACAGGTATTAAGTGTTGAAACTGATGCAAGTGACGGAACAGATGGTATTGGTGCTTCATTAATTACAGTTACAACAGTATCAGCACACGGATTTGAAGTAGGTACACCTATTACAATTAAAGCTCTTGAAACATCTATTGCAGGCGCAGCACGAGCTGAAGGTTCGTTTGTTATTATTAGTGTACCAACTAATTTAAGTTTCCAGTACTATGCTAAATCAAAAGTAGGAACAGCAGATGGTGAGCAATTAGCAGCCGGTTATACTCAACTAAGAAAAGGTGGTTTTTATACCGGAGCAGGAATTGACGGCGCAGAATTTGATGTATTAAGTAACGGTTCTTCGGGTGCAATGGTGTCTGAGCTAATAGTCCAAACCGGAGCAAATACTATTCCGTTTGACGGTAATTCACCTGAAGTTGGCTCACCTTTAATAAGTCCTCTTATTCCAGTAGGTTCACAGGTTACTAATATTATTGATAACAGTGCAGGCGGCGGCGAGTACTTAACATTAAATATTGGATCCAATGCTAATATTGGAGATACAGATATACAATTATTTGATGCAACCGGTGTTGTTCCAAACCTAGCATTAGATAGAGGCGACGGTGTAGCAACATTTATTAACAATGTTGTAGGAAGTACAGTTTCATTAAGCAGTGGATTAACTTCATCACTTGTATCAAATACAAAAACATATCCAATATTAACTCCAACAACAGTTCAGCCTGCTGGTTCCGGCGCACTGCTTAATATACAAAGATCCGGCGGATCCTATTCTCTATCAGCAATTGACCTAGCAGGTCTTAATTATGAAGTAGGTGATAAATTTCTAATAGACGGTACTCAACTTGGCGGCGTAACTGCCACTAATGATATGTTTGGTACAGTTGCTAGTATTACAGCGACTGGCGGCATTGCAACAGTAACACTTACAGGTACGGCAGTTGCAGGTACAGAAAATTATACTGGTATTGCGGCACCATTAGCTGGAGGCATTGGTATTAATCCGCCCCAGTTTAATGTAACTATGGCTAATAACGCATTTACAAGCGTTGGTGTTGAAGGATCACCGCCAAATGTTTCAGAAGACTTCGTAGTTAACGATAGATTATTAATATCAGGTGATCAGTTTCCAGGAGGCACAAGTCCTGCTAACGATTTAATTATAAAAGTTACAGGAATCCAAACTGCTGTCTCTGGCGAAACCGGAAATATTAATACTGTAGTAATTGAGAGCGGCACTGCTCCAAACGCAGATGTGTTATTTCCTAATGTAAGTTTTACAACGTCTAGTGCTGGAACCACTGCTGAAGTAGATGTTAGAATGCAAGGCACGTCTTATGCTGTGATTGTTACAGTACCGGGCACTGGATATAGTATCGGTGATACACTGCTAGTATCAGGTACAAATTTAAACGGCGCATCTCCTACAAACGATGCAACAATTACAATTGATAACGTTGGTGGCAGTGGAGATATTACAGCTGCAAGCATATCAGGTACCGCAACTAACCAACAGATTGTTACACCACTAACAGGAACAATCCTTGCAGGTACTGGAGCATTGTTTGACATTGCTCTTACTCCTAATAACTATGCAGTTACACTTAACGTTGGCGGATTAAACTTCTTTGTAGATCAAGAACTTAAAATATTAGGTACAGAACTACAAGGTCAAACACCAGCAAATGACATTACTATTACAATAACAAGTGTAAGTGGTACTGGCGCAATCACAGGATTTAGTAGTGCAGGTACAGCAACAAGTGGAACAGAAACTTATTTAGGTTTATTACTAACAAATGTTAATAGACCGGGTTCTGGTGCAGAATTTAGTGTTCAGCGAATAAACGGTGGCTACCAAGAAATAGACGGCGACGGCGGAACACAATATGAAATAGGTGATGTATTAACACTTAATGGTAGTGATATGGACGGTGTAAATGGCGACAATGATATTACTATCACAGTTACAGGTGTCGATACACTTAACAATAATGCATTAACAACATTTACAACAACACAACAGCCGGCAAATCCAGGCACACAAGTTCCGTTAATATCAACATTTACAATGACAGAAGCAACAACAGGACAGATGGCTGCAAATACAGCAATTACGTTTAGTGCTATTGCAACATTAGAAGTTACATTCCCTGCTGCACACGGACTTGTGCCAGGTGATACGTTTATTACAGCAACATCGACAGATGACGGAACAAACAATCATGATCTTGCAGACGGAGCATTCCTTGTTACTAATATTCCGGCAATAGATAAACTAAGATATACTGCTAGAGCAGCAGGAACAATTACAACAGATGCTGCTACTGATCCGATCAATGGCGTACTATATGCAAGGCCAGACAGCTTCTTTGTTCATAGACCATTTGATGGCGGTGTGCAGTTAGGAACAGGCGGTCCACAGCATGGCGCACAAGCAATACGTCAAAGTAAAAAATATATTCGTTACCAATCAGGTAAGGGTATTATGTATACAACTGGTGCGCTATTTGCTCCAAGTTACGATCTTTCAACTATATCAGCAGCTGGAACAGAACTTAATTCGTTAATTACTATTACAACAGATGATAACGATCACGGCGTACAAGCAGGCGGCATAATTAGATTGTTAGGTGTAGAAACACCGGGATATAATTCAGGAGTTAATCCGGAAGTACCTCCAGGATTTGATTACACAGTTGAAGAAGTATTAAGTGAACGTTCATTTACAGTTAGATCAAAACGCAGATTAGGCGACACTACAGAAATTGTTTTAAACTCGCCGACTAATACGTCACCACTAGTTGTTGCATTTGATGAAGCAGCAAGTGGAACTAACACTCATGACATACACAACTTCTTTATCAACGAGACTGCACCAGATGGATATGCGTGGGGCGATATTAACAACTCAGGAAGCTTCACTGTAGATGATACTACTGATCTTATAAATTATTTAGACGGTGTTTCACAAGCTGAATCGTTATCTACAAGAATTGCAGATACTCTTGCAGAACTTAAGAAAAGAAGAAATACAGCCGTAGTTGAAGATACTATTGGAGCATTTAAACAAGAAGCCAACATTGGTTTTGGCGCACAAATGAGTGTTGTTGCATGGCACGGCGCAACTGTACGTTCAGGCATCTTTGATGATCAAAACGGCATTTTTTGGGAATTCGACGGTACTAACGTTAGTGTTAATCAACGTACTGGTACTCAGCAGGTAGCTGGAACTATTGCAATTGAAGTTGACGGGAATCTAGTAACAGGAACAAACACAAGATTCCGCGATCAGTTAACAGCAGGTGATAGAGTTATTATCAAAGGTATGACACACGTGGTAACAAATGTTACTAGCCAAACATCTTGTACTGTTACGCCTGACTTTAGAGGTGTAACTCCTGCTACTGGTGCAAAAATGAATCTAGTTATTGATAAGAAAGTTAAGTCAGCTGACTTTAATCTAGACACATTGGATGGCAATGGTCCTAGTGGATACGACATTGATATTGCTAAAATGCAAATGATTGGTATTCAATACAGTTGGTATGGTGCTGGATTTATTGACTTTATGCTTCGCGGACAAGATGGTAACTTTATATTCTGTCACAGAATGCGTAACTCAAACGTAAACACAGAAGCATTTATGCGTTCAGGTAACTTGCCTGTGCGTTATGAAGTTACTAACGAAGGACCTCCGGGTAAACTAGCAGCAGATTTGGATGCAAGTGCAACTACTTTAGAACTAGTGGACGGAAGTTTCTTCCCAGAATACGGCACTGTTTATATTGATAATGAAATTATTACGTTTAGTGGACGTTCTTCAAATCATCTAACTGGTTTAACAAGAGGAACAACATTAACTAACTTCCAAGCAGGCGCCGAACGTACTTATAGCGCAGGCGGAGCTGTCCCACATGATGCAAGAACTGGCGTAATATTAATTAGTAATACAATTACTCCTTTAATTAGTCACTGGGGTTCGGCGTTCTTAACAGACGGCGGATTTGATGAAGATAGAGGATATATCTTCTCATATGCAGAACCAGGAATTGATGTTAGTACAACTAAACAAACAGCGTTTATGATTAGACTAGCACCCAGTGTTTCAAACGCAATTATTGGAGACTTAGGTGAAAGAGAACTACTAAACAGAGCACAATTGTTGCTACAAGGTCTTGAAGTTACATCAGACGGTGTTGATACTGGAAATAGTAATGCACCAATAACTGGCGGTATTGTTGTTGAAGGTGTACTTAACCCACAAAACTATCCAATCAATCCAAACGATGTTGGTTGGACAACATTGAGCGGTGTTGCGCAAGGTGGTCAGCCTAGCTTTGCACAAGTTGCTGCTGGTGGTTCTGTTGTATGGTCAACAGGCGAGGCTGCTACTACAGCAACAGCTACAGCACTTGGTAGTGTAGTGGCTACTATGAATAATGATGATTATCCAACTTGGAGGAGGAATACTACACTATATTACTCTACAAGCATGTATGAAGCTAACGGACCAATTGTTGTTGGATCAACAGTAACAGGCACTAATATTAGATCTGATACTACTGTTACTAGTGTTAACGTGTACACTAGCTATGTTGCAATAAGAATAAGCCGAGGCGTGAGCAACACCATTGATAATCAACAGCAGACATTTACGTTTAATGAATCACTTGTAGGCAGAAACTATGCATATCTTAGTAAATCAGAAATTGATACTGCAGGAGTTAAGCAAGGTACAAATCTAAGTAACGGCGGCTCAGTAACTTTCCCTGCTAACACACAGGTTAACAGTGTAACTGCTAAACAACACGGATCTACTCAATTTTATGAAGTACAGTTTAACAATTCGTTTAGTGGAACACTAACAGCAGGTAGTGGTACAGTAGAATTTACATTCGTTCAACCACCCTATGCACAACCAGGTGAAACTGTGTTCTCCTTTATTGCAACACCAGGAGAACGTGCAACTGTTGACTTTAGTGAATTGAAAGAGCTTACAAATACTACGCTAGGTGGACGAGGAACATTCCCAAATGGTCCAGACGTACTTGCTATTAATGTGTATAAAGTGGGCGGTACAAATGTTGAAGCTAACTTGATTCTTAAATGGGGTGAAGCGCAAGCCTAAAGGGCTTGTGCAACGTCCCAAAGACTATCAAATATTCGAGTTTTCTTTTTAAGTTTGTTATAAGTAAAACGAGTATTAAGCAATTTTTCAGTTTCTAATCCATGTCCGGTACGCACTAGTATAGGCTTTGCGCCTATTTTATCTGCTGCTTTTAGATCGCTAAGTTTGTCGCCAATATATATGCCTTTAGAAAATTTTATATTAGGTATTTCATCTTGGGCACGTTCAAACATTCCTATGTTTGGCTTAGCATAGAAATCTTGTTTTAAACTACTAGAGCTATAATATAGTCCGTCAATACTTGGGCATCCTGCTTTTCCTAAAAGATCAAACATGTGTTTATGAATATCATTTAGCTGTGTTTCTGTAACAATGCCTTTTTGTATACCACCTTGATTTGTAATAATTACAATTGGGTGACCCTTAGATCGTATTAGTGCTACCGCTTCTAAACTTTTTTCTATAGGAATAAAATCGTTAACACTAGTAACATATGTTCCAATATCTTTATTAATTACGCCGTCGCGATCAAGACCAACAACATATTTGTTATATCTATTTAACTGTTGTGTACTAGCTTTTTGGAACCGGCTCATTGTTTTCTCTTTGACTGTCACCTGGGGCAACTCGGTAATTATCTTCAACACTATCAGGTGTGCTTACTTCTGTAATACTACTTCCTGATGTAATAGCAATTAGTTGGTGCGGCTGCAATGGAGGATTATGCCATGTATCACCTGCTTTAAGCTCTTGCTCGTTCCATTTAGCAGTTTTAGTGTCAATCCATTTTACTAAAAATCTACCGTTATTTACAAACCAAGTTTCGTCTTTTTCTTGATGAAAATGCATACTAAATTGAGCGCCTGCTTTTTGAAACACCATAAGTTTTCCGCAATACTTGTCATTAGTTGCCCAAATTAATTCGTAGCCCCAACCTTTTTCTACAACACCGTTTAACCGAGTAGTTTCACTTTCCATTAATATAATCCTCTATATTTGTCCAATTCATGTCTATTACAGAATTTAATTTATCTATATTAGCACATGTATAACTTTGGTATTGCGACTTTAAATTTTCTGGCATTGGAATATATTCAATGTCACCGCCGTGTTTGTTAACAATAGATTGTGCTACTGTTTCAAAACTTACAGGGCGTCCTGTGCCTACATTGTAAATGTCTGTAGCATCTACATTTAACATTAGTTCGTGTACTTTACATATGTCTTCTACACATACAAAATCTCTAAGATAGTTATTACTATCTTCAAATAATTTAATTACACCGTTGTCTTTAGCTTGATATGCAAATTTAGTATAAGGACTTGCTTGATCACCTTTGTGTTCTTCGCCTTCTCCATACACATTAAAGTAACGGAAGCCTTGCACTAAGATACCGAATTCGTCCTTGTATTGTGTAATATATCTATCAAACAAATATTTTGACCATGCATATGGGCTTTGCGGCAATAAAGGACCATCTTCGGTAAAATGTGTAGTAGGTCCGTATACACTTGCACTAGATGCATATTGTAAATTAGTACCAAAGTTTTCACACACTTGTGCAAGCCTAATACTAAATTCAAAATTTTGTTCTAGTATTTGATTTACATCAGTAAAAGTAGTTGAACTAATTGCACCTAAATGTATACACCAATCGTAGTCTTCTGTACTAGGAATGATACCAGGTTGCCATTCCCATCCTTCTACATCATGTCCTTGACGCTGCAAATACATTGCTAGATTTCTTCCAATAAATCCTTTATATCCAGTTATTAATATTCTCATTTGCTATTCTCTATAATTTGTGTTGTTGAGTATCCGTCTACTGTAGGTATAATATGCACATCAGTTAAATCATGTCCTACTACAGTTTCAACAGTATAATCTCCGCCTTTTACAATTAAGTTAGGCTGTATATGTTTAATTAACTCATAAGGAGTATCTTGATCAAAAACGTGAACTTCGTCTACCCATGGTAGTATAGATATTTGTTCAACACGTTTTTCTATATTGTTTACTGGACGATCGTTACCTTTTAGACGTTTTACACTTGCATCTGAGTTAATACCAACTACAAGTTTGTCGCCTAAACTACGTGCTTCTTTTAGTAAATTAAAATGTCCTGTATGCATAATATCAAATACACCGTTTGTAAAGATTACATGTTCTTCAATATCATTATGTGTAAGTATATGGGTGCCTACATGCTGTACTGCACGTTTAGATCCTTTTATAGCAAGTTCTAAACATTGCGTATAGTCATAATTCTTAGTTAATCCATATACAAATGCAGCCAAGAAACAATCACCTGCACCGGTGACATCTGATACTTCTACTTGTGCAACAGGCAGGTTATAATCAACACCGTCTATGCTGGCAACTACGTTTTCGCCTGCGTTTGTTGTGATAATATTACCTTGCCATTCGTTAAATCCAAACTTAGTAAATTCAACATTATTAGGTTTTACTAACCATGCGCCTTTGTATTGGGTTGCATGTTCTTTAGGATCTACAATTACTTTGCATCCAAATGTGTTTAGATGTTCGATAATTCTTAGAGATTCGTCAAGTACGCCTTTGTTGTAATCGCTTAGTATTACATAATCCCATTGAGAAAAATCACTACGCAATACATTTCTTAGTACAGCAGTACTATCGGCCACTTTGTCATCGTCTATTCGTGTAATGTAATGCCCGTCACAAATAACTCGCGTCTTGATACTACGCGGTTGTTCAGTTTGTAATAGTGTAACATCTACACCTAGACTTTTAAGATTTTCGTATACTAGTCCTGCTCCGCCTAGTGTTTCAACTTCACGCTGATATTTGACCACAGGTACAGGTGCTTCAGGACTTATGCGTTCTGAAGTACCATAGATATATTTGTCGATT